TGGGAGTCGGTCGTTGGCCGGCTACTTCTTACGCGCCCGCCAGCGCTTGAGGATCCGGTAGCCGGCGAAGTCGCACTCCGACTCCACGAACTGCCAGCGCCGCCGGCCCCGCGCTCGAGCGGGCTTCTTCAGCCACTGGAAGTGGTGCATCGCCTCATGCGCGGCGACGTGGACGAGCGCCTCCTGCCACGTCTCCCAGGTCGAGGGCGGCGGCATCTCCTTGCGCGAGTAGTACGTCGCCCCTCGCGGGAAGTGGCTGGCTGGCGGCAGCCCGATGGTGATCAGGTGGCTCGCTGTGCCGGCGTCCACGCGGATTTCCTTGTACTGCCCCCAGGCGCGGTCGTAGACGTAGCTCGAGTGCAGGCGGGCGTGGCAGTAGTAGCGGCCCTTGACGCCCCACGTCGAGTTCTTCACGCGGACGAGCAGGTTGGGGCTGGTCACGTCAAGCTCGCGGCAGGCGAAGCGGACCAGCTGGGCGACCTCCCGCGTCGGGTAGCCGGTCTGGTTGTCGACCTGGACGGGCATCAGCGTGCCCTCCGCTTCGGCCCGCACGGCACCGTGATGCAGTAGCGATTCCGCGTCCAGCGGCTGTAGACGTAGCGGCCCTCGTAGAGCCGGCGACCGCAGATGGCACAGCGGTATCGAGTCCTTACTTTCCCTGTCACAACTCCTCCTTGCGGTTGACCAGTGCACCGGAATGTGCCAGCACATTTTATCAGCGCATTTCAGGCGTCTTCCGCAAGGGCAACAGGAATGCCCAAGAAATCCCTGGAGAGCTTTCTCAGCCGATTCCGAGATCGGCGTGGATAGACAGGAGAAATCCGAACAAAGTCTTTACATCACGCCTAAGCTGACAACAAGGCGTGTGCTGCGTGCTGGCCCCCGGAGTGTGCTCCTCGCCCTGCCTCGGGCCTGGGAGGAGCCAGAGGCGATGGGGGCTGGCACGGAGCGTCCGTGCAAGCGACCAGGAGGTGCCCGTGAAGGCGCTCCTCGCAATCGCGGCGGCGGCGCTCGTCGTCGTCCCAAGCACGACGGCTGCGACACAGGCCAGCCAGCACTCGCAGCTGCACAAGAGCGCGTCGGTTGTCAGGTTCTTCACCGGCACGCGCCATGGCTGGATGGTGGCCTCGAGGCACGACCGCTGCTCCGAGGTGCCCTGGAGCACGACCTGCCGGATCGCCCGCGAGCGCTTGCTGTTCCACTCGCGCAGGGCGACCGTGATCCGCCGCTGGCTCTGGCAACACCTGCCGGCGACCGGCGACTGGCGAACGGCCGTCGCGCTCGCGCAGCGCGTCTACCCGGGGACGGAGGGCTGGCTGCTCTTCATCTCCGACCGCGAGGGCGGCTGGGGGCCGTTCGTGATGAACCACCAGGGGTCAGGCGCAGGCGGCTGGCTCCAGTTCATGTCCTCGACCTTCTACGCCTACGTCGGTGACGCTCGAGCGTCGTTCGCACGGCGGGGCTTCAAGGTCGATCCCTCGATCTGGACATGGACACACCCGCTCGGGCAGGCGCTGACCGGCGCGTACATGCGCTGGAGCGGAAGGGATGGGTGCCACTGGTGCCTGTGATCTGAGGAGGTCCCGATGACCACGGTCGAGCAGACCCCACTGGACATCCTCAGAGCCGAACTCGCTCGTCGGGTCGGAGAGCGACAAGCGGCGATGGAGCACCCGGCAGGACTGCTCGACCACGTCCAGTGCATCGACGCAAAAACAGGAGAACGGTTTCAGTTCACCCTGAATGAGCCGCAGGCCGGCTGGTACTGGCAGCGGGGCGTCCTTGACGAGTGGATCGCGCATCCGCTCAACCTCGTCCTCAAGGCGAGACAGATCGGGATCACCTGGCTCGGCTCGGGCTACGCGCTGTGGAAGCTCCTGACCAGGCCCGGGACTCGAGCGCTGATCGTCTCGATCAACGAGGACGAGGCGATCAAGGTCGTCAATCGCCTGTTCGACATGTTCCTCTCGCTGCCGGGGCACCTGCGCTTCGACGCGAAGATCACCAAGCCGACGCGGGACGCTCGCCCGACCACGCTGATCGAGTTCACCTTCCCCGACGGGAGGATCTCGAGCGTCGTCGGGCTGCCCTCGACGCGCCGCGCCGGCCACGGCGAGACGGCCACGCTGGTGCTGCTTGATGAGTACGCCCGTCATGAGTACGCCCGCGACTCATGGAAGGCGACCTTCGCCACGGCCGACAACGGCGGGCAGGTGCTCGTCATCTCGACGGCCAACGGCGTCTCCAACGAGCAGACCGGCGAGGGCAACTTCTTCCATCACCTCTACGTCAATGCCGAGGCCTACGGGATCGACGTGCAGTTCCTGCCCTGGTCTCTCCACCCCGACCGCGACGAGGCCTGGTACGAGAAGAACGCTCGAGCGCTCCCCACGGTCGACCGCGCAGAGCAGTTCCCGCGCACCCCGGACGACGCCTTCATCAACACGGGCGAGTGCTGGTTCGACCTCGAGGCGCTCGCCTGGTACTCGCAGAACGCCGCCGCGGAGATCGATCACCGCTTCCGCTTCATCGTTGACGAGACGGGCAATAGCGCGAAGCGGCACAAGACGGCGCAGGGGTGGATCCGCGTCTACGAGAGGCCGCTCGAGGGCCACGACTACGCCATCGGCGCGGACGTGGCGACCGGGCGGGGCACGGACTACTCCTGCGCCTACGTCATCGATCTCTCCAACCAGAAGATCTGCGCGGAGTTCCACGCGAAGGTCGACGCGGACGAGTTCGCGGAGCAGCTGCACTTCCTGGGCCGCTGGTACCAGAACGCCCGCCTCGCGGTGGAGATGGGCGGCGGCTACGGCGAGCCGGTCGTGATCTCGCTGCGCGACGGGCGCAAGGGCCGGCCTCACTACCCGAAGCTCTACCGGCACACGATTCAGGACCGGCCCGACGCGAGGATGCTCGCGAACTACGGCTACCCGATCAACAACAAGACCCGTCCCCTCCTGATCAACGGCCTCGAGCAGGCGATTCGCGAGCGCACCATCCCCTGGCTGCCTCGCGAACTGATCATGGAGGGGCGGACCTTCATCCGTCGCAAGCAGCTGCCCTCGCCGGCCGCGGCGGACGGCTGTAACGACGACCGCGTCTTCGCCTGCGGTCTGGCGCTCGAGATGTACCGCCTCTACGGCAAGCACGAACTGCGTGCGCGGCCCCCGCGACGGAAGGCCAAGACGCACGTCTATCCCTGGCAGAGGAGGAGAGTCGCGTGAGCATGATGGATCTGCAGTCCGCGCTCGGCGGTGGTGGCCCGCCGGGTGGTGGCCCCGCGGAGATCCCCGTCGGCGGTCAGCCCGATGACGACACGGGCACCTCGCTGGACGCGCTCGATGACGCCGAGGAGGCGCTGCAGCGCTTCATCCAGCTGGACGAGGACGAGCCGGACCGGGCGAAGGCCTCGCAGGCGCTGAAGATCGTGCTCGACCTGAAGGCTGCGAACCAGCAGTCCAACGAGGCCGGCGACATGAAGAGCCTCAAGCGCTCACTCGCGGCGGGCGGGGCACAGGGGCCACCCCTTGGCTGAGAAGGATCTCTACGACCAGACGACCGTCGACTCCGCGAAGGAGCTTGTCGTCAAGGCCGTCGAGGACTGCGAGCGCCGCTACCACAACGCCTTCGTGGAGAAGGTCGAGCGGCGCTACCGCGCCTACCGGGCGCTCGCGGAGCCGGACGAGGGATCGAACGGCAAGGACACCAGCTACCGCGAGGACGAGGACTGGCACTCGGCGGTGACCCCGCCGTACGTCCTGCAGACCATCGAGGGAATGATCGCGACGATGCTCGAGCCGAAGCCGCGCTTCGACGTGAAGCCGCGGCCGACGCCGGAGGAGACGCTCGAGGAGATCATCGCCCGCACGAAGCGCACCGACGTGCTCGAGGATGTCCTCCAGTACGCACTCGAGCGGGACGAGTTCGCGCCCAAGCAGCGGCCGTTCATGCAGCAGGACCTGATCGCCGGCCTCTCGGTGATGAAGACCTACTGGACGACGGAGCGCCGCGACGTGACCCGCCTGATCAACGAGCCGCTCGAGATCCTCGACGTCTACGGGGCGACCATCGACACGGTCGACTCGCTCGAGGAGCGCACCTCGAAGAACGTGCTCGTCAAGGACGACGCCTGCTCCGAGGTGTGGGACGTGCGCGACTTCTTCTGGCCGGCGCAGGCTCCCTCGGTCGAGAAGGCCGAGTACGTCATCTTCCGCTCCTGGGAGTCGATCCCCTCATGCGAGCGCAAGGGGAAGGCCGGCTACTGGCAGAACACCTCGAAGCTGAAGGAGACGACCCCGGTCAAGGGGCCGTCCTACCACGCCTCCGACAGGGAGATGCGGCTGCGCAACGTCGACCGCACGAAGGACCTGGTCGAGGTGCTCGAGTACTGGACGCCGGAGCGCGTGATCACGGTGGGCAACAGGGCCGTCGTGCTCCGCGACCGCAAGAACCCCTTCTGGCACGGACGGATCCCCGCCATCGTCTGTAGCTCCGTCCCCGACGCCTTCCAGATCCCCGGGATCTCCGTGGTCGAGGCGCTCGCGCAGCTGCAGGAGATGCTCTGGACGCTGCAGAACCAGCGGCTCGACGTCCTGCGCATGGTCTCGAACCTGATCATGCTGATCCGCTCCGACGTCGATGACCCCGAAGCGTTCGAGTGGGCACCGAACGCGCAGTGGTTCGTGGAGGACACCGGCCAAGTCGCGCCGATCCCCATCGACTCGACGCCGGCCACGATCACGCTGCAGGCAGAGGCACTGATCAAGGGCGACCTGCAAAACATCATGGGCGGGCTGCCGATGGCCGGCGGCGTCGACTCAGGCTCCATCGATCAGGAGACCGCGACCGGCGTCTCGATCATCACCTCCATCGCGCAGCGGATCATCCAGACCCGCAAGCAGCACTACCTCTGGTCGTACGCGAAGCTCGGCAAGCACTTCCTGCTCCTCTACCAGCAGTTCCTCCGCGACGACCGTGTCGTCAGGCTGCTTGGCCCTGCCGGCGCAGCCGCGTACAAGACCGTCTCGCCGCTCGACCTCCAGGGTGACTTCGACGTGATGATCGACGTCACCTCCGACTCCCTGCTCCGGCAGGAGCGCCGCGCAGAGGCCCAGGCCCTACTCCAGCTGACGGCTTCAACAGCACCCATTGCTGCTCAGCTGGGCGCTCCCCCAAACATGCGGGCGTATCAGGAGCTTGTCCTCGATGCGTTCGACATCACAGACAAGGAGCGCTACTTTGCAGCGCCGCCACCTGCCGTCGCAGGTCCCCCCGGTGCTCCTCCCCCGACGCCGGGAGGGGCCGTGCCCGGGATCCCCGGGATCCCTGCCCCTCAGGGGAACGGGGTTACGAACCCGGGCGCGGCGGCAGGTCCTATGGCCCCCTCGACCGCAGGCGACGTGCCTTCGCTCTCGCCTGAGGCGTCGATGCAGCAGATGATGGCGATGCGCGGGACGCCGGCCTCATGAGACGGCGGCTGACCCCCGAAGCTCGAGAGCAGCTGACGCGCCGGCAGGCCGCGCTGACCGGTCTCTCGAAGCACCCATCGTGGCCCGACTTCGAGGCCGAGATCGCGCTCAAGGAGGAGCGGATCCAGAAGGCGGTGCTCGCCCGCACGCTTGGCGCGGCACCGGCCGACCCGGTCAACGATCTCGACATCGTCTACTGGCGGGGCTTCATCCAGGGGATGCGCTACCTACTCGCCGTCCCCACCGGAGCCGAGAACAAGCTGGAGCAGTTCCTGCGCTCGCAGGGCATCCAGCCGGAAGGAGTGAGCGTTGAGTAGCCAGCACCCGCACATCTTCTCGATGGAGGAGTTCGACCAGATCGCCGGCCTGACCGAGGAGCCGCCGGCCGATGACGAGCCGACCCCCGACGAAGAAGGTGAGCGTGAAGACGACGCACAAGAGACTCCCGCGGAGGAGACCGAAGGCGAGGAGCCGGAGGAGGAGACCGAAGGGGAGGAGGACGAGGAGCCTGGACCTGAGGAGGAGGGCGACGACACCTCGGAGGAGGCCCCCGAAGGGGAAGAGGAGGAGCCTTCGGACGAGCCGGCCGCTGATCCTGAGGTCCAGGCCTACCTCGCCCGCTACGACGGCGATTCGCAGAAGGCGCTCAAGGGGGCGGTCGAGCTACAGCGGCTGATGTCGCGCCAGGGGGCCGAGAACGGCCGGCTGCGGCAGCAGATCGAGCAGCTGAACTCGGAGCTTGCCCAGCAGCAGGCCTTCGCCCAGTCGCCCTCGTTCCTCTCCGAGGAGCAGCAGCAGTGGGTCGGCGCGGCGCTCGAGTCGGGCAACCCGATGCTCTACATCCAGCAGGCCGTGCAAGTTGGGGAGTTCGATCTGGCGCGAGCGCTAGCCGACCAGTGGGGGCAGGACCAGCCCTACCCCGCGCTCCGTGCCGCGCAGCTGATCGACGGGGCCGAGTACCAGGCGCAGGCCGTGCAGCCGGTCGCGGTGCCGGTCTACGAGCACCCGCAGTTCATCGCTGACCTGACCAGCGCCTATCCGGAGATGCCGCAGTACGAGGCCGCGATGGTCACGGTCGTGAAGAATCTTGGCGACGATCACCCTCTCGTCGCCGCATCCCGTTCTCCTGACCCTGGCGAGGCCGCACGCGGTCTGGTCGGGATCTACGAGATCGCCCGTGCCTCGAGCGCCACCGTGCGCTCCGCAAAGGCGCGGGTCAAGCAGAAGGCTTCCCAGGACGGAGCCGCCGCTCGCGAGGAAGCGATGGTAACTTCGTCCCAGGCATCGCCCGCCGCAGTGGAGACACCCCGACAGCGGATGATCGCTCCGGGCCTCACACTCGAGGCGCTCGATGCCGAGTGGGAAGCACACTCGAAGTAGGCGCGGGCCTCTTCCCCAGAGACACCCCGCACGCCGAAGGGAGTGAACCGATGACCCTTCGTAACGTGTGGAGGTACACCCATGGCCGGAACTCCGGTGCTGGGCAACCTGTCGACGGCCGAGGTCGAGGGCGATCCGACCCTCATCCCCCTCGACTTCGATGAGCGCTTCAAGCGCCTGAAGCCGGACGACACGCAGTTCATGACCATGATGTCGCGCCTGCCTCGGCGGGTCGCGATCCGCGAGAAGGTGAACTGGGTCGAGGAAGACCTGTTCCCGCGGATGGTCACGATCCAGACCGCGAACGCCAACGTCCCGCCCGCGGCCGGCTCGGACACGCTCGTCCTCGCCGCCGGCCACGGGAAGATCGTCCAGCCGAACGACATCCTCCGCAACATGCGGACAAACGAGGCGTACCGCGTCACCGCGGTCTCGACCGACACGCTCACCGTCGCCCGCACCGTCGGCTCGGCGGCAGGCGCAGCGGTCAACGCCTCCGACGTGCTGCTCGTCGTGGCGGATGCCCAGCCGCAGGGCGCGGACTTCCCCGTGCCGCGCTACCTGCAGCGCGTGCTCGGCTTCAACTACACCCAGATCGTCCGGACGCCCTGGGCCTTCACCAACACGGCCATCGCGGTCGAGTGGTACGGAGGTCGGGAGCCGGCGCGTGAGGGTGTGCGCAAGGCCATCGAGGACAAGCGGAAGTGGGAGCACCTCGCCTTCTTCGGCGCTCGCTCCTACGCCGCCGCTGTCCCGCCGGAGAACGAGCCGCAGGGCACCTGTGGTGGGCTGATCGAGTTCATCCAGTCCTACGTCCTCGACTCCAACGGCGCGGTGATCACGCCGGCCGCGTTCGACAACTTCCTCGCCCAGGTCTTCCAGTACGGCTCGACCAACAAGGTGCTGTTCGCATCGCCGCTGGTCGTGCAGAACTTCTCGGCCTGGACGAGGGTCGGCATGGGTACCCAGTGGGCACCGACTCCGGAGAACGTGTTCGGCGTGCAGGTCGACGCCTTCATCTCCGGCGCGTATGGCTACCGGGTCCCGGTCGTGGTCAAGAAGGAGTGGGGCGAGTTCCCCACGACCGGCAAGGGCTACGGCACCTACGCCTTCCTGGTCGACATGGACTACGTCGAGTTCCGGCCGTTGCGTGACCGCTCCTCGAAGCTGCTGACCGACCGGCAGCCTCGCGGCAAGGACACCTACGCGCAGGAGTACCTGCAGGAGGCGACGTTCGAGATCTCCAACGAGAAGGCGCACGGCATCCTCAAGGGCTGCATCGCGCCCACCTAGGAGAACACAGCCCAGGGGCAGACATCCACGCGGAGGGAGCGGACGGCCATTGGCTCCCTCTGCGTGCCTCTGGGATCCCGAAAGGAGACCCATGAGGTTCGTCTCGAAGTACGGACGGCTGGTCGTGCAGATCCGTCCGGAGATCGTGGAGCCATTCGCGACGGGACAGGTGCGCGTGATCCAGCGCGGGATCCTCGCCCAGTTCGCGCCCTACGGGCTGACCGCGGAGGAGCGCGACTTCGCGCTCGGCCGCTTCAACTTCCAGGGCTGGTACCAGGAGCAGGACGAGGCATCGATGGTGCCGCTCGACTACCGGATCGGCCTGTTCGACTCGGACGCCGCGGCCCGCGAGTTGGGCTGGGAGGACGAGACCAAGCGCTTCGTAGACGAGCAGCTGACCGCGCTCGAGTACTACGGCGACGTCGCCCCCTGCCCGGTCATCGTGCTCACCCCGCCGTGGCCGAAGTACGACAGCTACCGCGGCTCGCCCGCGCAGCTGATCCGCAAGCTGATCGATGAGGGGCACGACCTCAACTACGTCCTCGCCTACGAGCACTCGGACGGGCCGCGCCGGCCGGCGGTGATCGACGCGCTGGTCGACGCGCTCTCGAACGAGTCGATGGACAGGGAGGAAGAGGTCACCGCCTGATGGAGCGCTGGCGGCAGGTCGACCCCGTGCTCGGGATCGAGGAGGCCGACGACCACGTCTTCGAGACCCGCGACGGCCGCGTCTTCGGCGGCGTCCGCACCATCGAGACCGCCGACAACATCGAGCGGATGAGGCTCGGGCGGATGTGCGCCAACTGCCGCGAGCCGTTCGAGATCCCCTGGCCGGTGGTCTGCCCCGTCTGCGGGATCTTCGTTCGCGAGCAGCAGGCGGACTTCTTCGAGCGGATGTACCAGGGCGAGGTCGACCTGCGTGGCGGCTTCGACACCGACGAGGAGATCGAGCGGATGCGCGAGGAGCTTGATCGAGGAGAGAGGGAGGCAACGTGAGCAAGGTCAAGTTGATCCACTCCGTGGGCGAGCACGTTGCCGGGGAAGAGATCGAGCTTCCCGACGACGAGGCCGACCGCTACGTCGTGCTCGGCTATGCCGAGGGCCAGCTGTCCCGCGACTACGACGAGCAGGAGCAGCAGGCGCTCCTCGCCACCCGCCAGGAGGTGAACGTCTGATGGCGTCCGCCCACTACAACCTCGCCCTGCAGGAGTTCTGGAAGGGCACCATCGGAGACGTCACGGCCGGCGGCACGGCGATCAAGGTCAGGCTGATGCGCGTCTCGGCCTACACGTTCGCGCAAGCGCACCAGTTCCTCTCCTCGCTCCCCGCGGCCCTCGTGACCGACGTGACGCTCGGCTCGAAGACCGCCAACGGGGCTGGCGCAGACCCGGGCTGCTTCGACGCGGCGGATGCGACCTTCGTGGCAGTGCCCTCCGGTGCGGCCATCGACTGCCTCGCCTGCTTCAAGGACACCGGCACGCCGGCCACCTCGCCGCTGCTCTTCTACATCGACGGCTTCACGGTCACCCCGAACGGCGGCGACATCACGATCCAGTGGGCCAACGCGGCACCGTTCATCGCCAAGCTCTGAGGAGGTAGCCCGTGGCCTCCATCGTCGGCTCGGCGTCGGCTGCGGGAACGAGTTGTCCGATCCCGGCGCACCAGGCCGGCGACACGATCATCCTCGCCGCTCGCGGCGCGACGACGTTCGTCACCTCCCCATCACAGGGCGGCACCGTTCCACTCTGGATCCCGCTCCAAGGGGGTGGGGCCAACTCCCTCTACCTGAACGTCTCCTACGCCCTAGCGACCGCGGCGGGTGACACAACGAGCGGTGTCTGGGCGAACGCCACGCACATCGTTGTGCTCGTCCTCCGTCCGGTCCCCGGCGAGCGACTGGATCTTGGGCAGAGCTTCTCCTCGGTAGGCAACGGCAACAACACGGCGACCATCGTCTACCCGGCGCTGACGCTCCAGAAGCTCGATGGGACATCGTGGGGGGTGCGGATCGGGACACGCGGCACAGCTGCCGCGCCTGTCGCCACCCCACCGGGCAGTTGGACGAATCAGGTCGTCCAGCCGGCTAGCCCGAACGGGCTGATCGCCCTCCATACGCGCTCGGGATTAGTCGCCAACCCCGGCACCGATTCGGTCTCGAGCATGGGGAACAACGCCGCCTACCGGGCGGTCACCGTCGAGGTGCAGGTGGCGCTGGTCCCCGTGAAGGTCCCAGTCACGGGCGTCGACTCGCCCAGCGCGTTCGGGACGATCACCGGCAACGTAGGGCCACCCCCGCCGCCACAGACCGTCCAAGTCGGGAGTGTCTATCCCCCCGGCTACGCCCCCTCGATCACCGGGCAGGTGATCTGCGGCGACGGCCACCTCGTCGGGGGCACGATCACCAGCCAGTTCGGGCAGGTCACCGTCTCGGTCAGGACGGCTGGCTACCCGGGCGGCGTCCCCTCAGCCCAGAGCTTCGGCCTCGTCACCGTCAAGACGACGGTCTCGCAGTCGGTCGCAGGTGTCGGCTCCGCGCAGCAGTTCGGGGCGCTCGCCTTCAAGACCACGGTCACGACGGCGATCCCCGGCCTCGCCTCGGAGCAGGCCTTCGGCGCGGTCGTCGCGAAGGGCACCTCGACCCGCGCTGTCGCCGGGATCCCCTCGGCGCAGGCCTTCTCCACGGTCTCGATCAAGATCGGGACGGTTATCAGCCCGAACGCTGGCGTCCCCTCTGCCGCGGCCTTCGGGACGCTCCGCTTCTGGCTGAAGACGCCCATCCTCGGCGTCCCCTCGGCGCAGCAGTTCGGCACCCCGAAGCTCAACGTCAAGTACCAGCTGTCGGT